TGGCCGTTATGTAGAGGATGCCGTCCTGCCAAACTGTCCCGAAAGCGTAATTCTTGTGTGGTAGGAGAACCACGTCTCCATCATACAAAGGATCTAGCACGCGGCGTCCCCAGCCGTGGATAGCCTTAAGGATTAGGCGGGGTGGAGCGTCGTACCAGTAGGGGTCGAAGGCGGGAGTGGTGATGCCGAGGCGATCGAGGGCTGTGTAGACGAGGTGGATGCAGTCGATGGCACCATCAGGCTCGGTGCCGTCTGCGCCGAGGCGATAAGGGCGACCGATCAGGTCGTACATCAGCTCAGGCGGACTTGAGCAGTAGTGGGAAGCGGGCCAAACACGTCTTCAGTGATGCGGCGTCTTGGCACGTCACCGCCGACTGCGTCGATGACAGAGGAAATCTCCAGGCGAAGTTCGGCGTCGCTCCAGATGGCACCAGCCACTTGACCTGCGTAGGAGCTGAGCACACGGTAGTCGGCCTTGTTGTCGGGGTTGAGCATCAGCATGTCCACTAGCACCACCCAACTACCATCGACCAATGTGGAGGCCCAGCTACGGCTGAGCGAGTTGTTGGGCAGGGCAAGTTGTGTCGACTGGTTGTCGCCGCTGCGGTTGACCGTTACGCCAGAGAAACCGAAGGGCAGAAAGCCGTGGGTGTTGCCGTTGTAGGCGACGTTTTCGTTGATCCAGAAGTTCTGGAAGTAGAGCGGGGAGGCGCCGTCGGTGCGGGGCTTGGCGGTCAGCATGTGACCTAGGGCTATTTCGGTCTTGAAGCTGGTGTCCATCAGTTCATGCCGAGGCGGCTACGGGTGGCGCGGGACTGCTGCAGGCGGCGAAGGGTGCGCTGTTCGCCCTGCGTGGCGCCTTGTTGGGCGGCTTGGGCCATGCCAGCACGGAACTGGTCGGCCGTGACGTAGTCAACGGAGTTGATGCGTTCCACTGTGTAGCGCACGTCGATGGCGGCTGGTGCCATTGTGGCGGTGCCGCCGCCGCTGCTGGTGTCGTCGCCAGCCGGGATGACAGCGGAGCCGCGTGCGCCAGCAGCATACCGGCTCATGGCTGAGCGCATCTTGCTGGCGGGGATGATGTATTCGGATTCGCCGCCTTCGCCAACTACCGCTTGCGTAGGGCCAGCGACGAAACCACCTTCGGCAAAGGACGTAAAGCCAGGCCCCTCCATCAAGAAACCTTTGGCAAAACCACCGCCGCCCGGAAACGCAACCGGACCGGCACCGCTGAACAATCCACCGCCACCGCCACCGCCACCACCGCCGAACAGGCCAAGCAGTTGCTTGAAGATGAACATCATCATCATCTGCGCCAGTATCTCGGTTGCCATATTGATGAACGACTCACCGATATTTTTGAACACGCCAGCAAGCGCCTCTTCTGTGGATTGCGCACCGCTAATAATGCTTTGGAACGCGCTACCAAATGCACCGCTAATTGCTTGCGCTCCTGTTGTTGCAGCGTTGATTGGGTCGGTCAGCTCTTTAAGTTTTGCGCGCATTTCATCTTGTTTTTGCATCGTTTTGTTTAGTGGGTCGAATGAAATGTCCGTTCTGAAATTTCCACCACCTGCGCCGCGGTTAAATGCACGAATTCCCAAGTTTTCTGTGTTACTAAAGTCGAGTCCTGCTAGTTTTTCAAATGTTTTTAAGCTCTCTTTTGTTATTTCAAGATCTAGCTCGCGGTTTTTTTGTCGCTTAAAGTCTATGTTGAGCAGTTCCAGAGTTTTGCGCTGTTCCGCATTTTTTAGGTTAGAGATTTGCTTTTGGTAATCTTGATAGTCAAAAACAATTTGCAGCCGTTTCTTTTCGACATCAGATAACCCACTATTCAGCATTATTTGCCGAGAAAATTCAACAGATAGTTTTCTTCCTTCTTCCAAGGAACGCTGGAGTTCTTCGGCTAGTTTGTCGGCGTCACTTTTGCCTTTAGCCTTGCTGCCACCAGCAGATGGAGGTAGGTTTGCAGGTGCTGTAATTTGTTGAATACTTGCAGGTCCGGCCGGTCTACCTAGCGCCTGTCTGCGCTGGATAATTCCTCGTTGCACCCGGCTAAGCTGCACTTGTGCCGTACCCAACGAATACTCACCTAAAGCGCCGCCGTACTTGCTCAGCTCTAGTTGGGCACTACCGGCAGCGACTTCAATTTTTTTAAGTTCTTCTCGGGTTGTAGCTATTTCCGGTTTTAAGTTTGCTAGAGCTTTTGTTATTGCATCTACAGTGCCTCTGTTAGCGAATCCGGTACCTCGTGCAAATCCTGCTCCAAAGACAGCGGAAGACAGCTCGCCAACTGTTGCATCAGATATAAGATTGATTGCTCGGGTAGCTTGTGTAATGATGTTGGCAAGTTTTGTTAAAACAGTATCTAGCGCAGGAACAAGGTTGCGTAAAATTGCACCAGCGGCCCCAGCTATGGCACTAGCGATATTGGCTACAGCTTTAGTAAAACGATCAAATCCGGTCTCACCCTTGTTGGCTGTTTTTTCAGCTTCTTGACCCATTTTTACAAGTACATCGGTGACTTGCTGCACGCTGATAGCACCATCTTTTGCCATCTCCAGCAGCTTAGTTCTACTGACGCCAAGTTTAGCTGCAAGCGTATCTTGAATTGGAATACCCTGAGCCGTAAATTTATTTAGTGTAGAAACACTTACTTTGCCGGATTCAAGTGTGTCGGCAAAGGCTTGTGCAATTTTTTCAACACTTCCACCATATTCACGAGACAGCTCTACCGCAATCTTTAAGGCGGAACTTGTTTCTGAAGTGCTTAAACCTAATCCTTGGATATTTGTAATTGCGGCTTCTAATTGTTCGCTGTTTCTGCCGGCTAGCTCAAAAGCGTCTGAAAGCACTTTACCCTGAGCTGCACTTAAGCCTAATTCCAGTGTTAATTCTTTAACGCGAGCTTTTGCGGCTTCCAGTTCTCCTAAGGCTGTGCCAATCAGGGAGCCCGCAAAACCGCCGGCTTGGCCTCCTAGTAAACCGCCTATAGCACCGCCAACGGCGGCCTGGGGACTCTGGCCGAATAAAAGCGGAAATGCGCCGCCTATAGCAGCGGAACTAAGGCTTCCGCGAATAGTTTTAGCTAATGCTTGTACTCGTTGTGTTTGTTTCTGTGCAGCATCAGCCCGAAAACGATCCAGGGCTATTATTTGCTGACGCTCTTCCGCAAACAGTTGCTGATTTGCTTTGCGCTGTTGTTCCAGTTCGCGTGCAGCTAACGCGGCTTCCGCACGTTCAGGTGAAACATCCCCTTCAAACCGGAATCGCCTAGAACGTGGGTTCGGTCCGAAGGGGAAACCTGCAGAAGTACCGGTTAAAAACGCCGCTCGTTCTTCTCTGCGAGCGGCTTCGTCTGCTAAACGTTGACGAGCTAGACCACTTGCAGCGCCCTCTCGCTGTCTTATAGCGGCTGCAGTGCGTTGTGTGGATGCTGCTAGATCAGCGGCAAGCTCCGCGGCTTCTGTAAAGAAGGTGTTCCAGCTTTGTTTAAGGTTTAAGGCTTTTGCAGCTGTTGTAGTTTTTAGTTCATCACCTAATGATGCTGCTTCTGTAAAGAAGGTGTTCCAGCTTTGTTTAAGGTTTAAGGCTTTTGCAGTTGCTGTAGTTTTTAGTTCATCACCTAATAATGCTGCTTCTGTAAAAAAAGTACCCCAGCTTTGTTTAAGGTTTAAGGCTTTTGCAGTTGCTGTAGTTTTTAGTTCATCACCTAATAATGCTGCTTCTGTAAAAAAAGTACCCCAGCTTTGTTTAAGGTTTAGAGATGTAGCAGCTTTAATACTACGAAGATCGGTGGCTACTTCCGAAGCATCGCGGAAAAAAGCTGCCCAATTTTGCTGTATTTCTTTTGCTCTGACTAAGGCCGGCGGAAGCGCAGGGGTTTGCTGCCCATAACCAGCCTCACTTGGCCTTATAGTGCGTCCAGCCGCGGTTTCAGCTGCTTCAATACTACGAACAAGCCGCAGACGTTCTCTTAATCCGCTGTTTAATTCATTTGTGGCACTTACATATGCTCGCGCTGCTATCGTTGCTTCTTCAGTGCCCAGAGCAACTTTATTAAAATTTGCCGCTGCTTCGGCTACAATACTATTTAAGTTATTTATGCTGCGAGGAATTAAATTAGCGACACCGGCAAAACTTGAGTTAAGGGAGTTAACAGCATCTACAGAAAGACGTATTTCATTTTGAAGGCGCTTGAGTTCTTGTGCGCCCTTTACAGCAATCTCAATGTCGGCTCTGTAGGCCACGGCGCCGCTACTAACTGGTACTTCAGTTTACGCGACAAAAAGGCCGCCGGGGTTAGCGGCGGCGTTTGGCCTTCTCCAGCTCTTTTTTCTGATCCTCGTTGAGGATCTGGAAGTAGGCGCTCCAGCCGATCAGTTCTTCGGCGGTCATGGTGGCCCGGACTGCGCTGAGGGACATGCCTAACTCTTTGGCGACTCCGAACTGGAGCATGAGCCAGTTGTCCTTGCGGAGTTCGGTGCTTAGTTCTTTGGGTCGATGGGCTCGGCGTCGTCGGTGATGATGGCCAGCATCAGGGCTTGGAGGTCCTTGTCCTTGACCTCGTTTTTGAGGATGTCAACTTCGCCGGGCTTGAAGAGCTTGGCTCCTGCTTCGTCTAGGGCTTTGGCGATCAGAAGTTGGAGGGCGAAGGCGGTGGCGTCGTCGGACTTGGCCTGCTTTTGGGCGCGTTCGCGTTCGGCCATGGTCAGCGGGGTGACCCACATCTCGAAAGTGCTGCCGTCCGAAAGTTCGACGGACTTTTTGGTGGGCTCCAGGTTGGCGGCCTTGCGGAGACGCTCCAGGGCAGACAAAGCGGTGGGGGCAGGCATGTGGACCTGTGGAGGATGGTTCTAGTGTAACGCGGTAGAGAGTAAAAGACCCCGGTTTGAGGCCGGGGTCGGTGTTTGCGGGTTCCCGTAGTGTGACGGATCAGCTCTTGCTGAGGTCGAAGGTCGGGGCATCGCTGGGGCGGAAGTTGATCGAGACCGACTGGCCGTCGTCAGGGTTGACGGTCAGGCTGGCCGAAGTCAGGATCACAGGGACCGTGATGAAGCGGCTGCTGGTGTCGTTGACAGTGCCGGAGACGATGACGCGGTCGATGTACAGCTTCATCGTGGCGCCGGACTGTTCGCGCTGGATGACGTCTTCAATCATCCGGCTGGCCAGGTTGGTGTCATCGTCGGTGGTGTACACAGTGGCCGAACCAGAGCCGTCGGCGAAGCCGGGGATGTAGGTACGGAACGGGGTGTACTGGCCGACTGCCTGGCCGATGGTGGTGACGTCGATCTCGGCACGGGTGATCTCGAAGCTCCAGTCACGGACAGAGCCGACGACAGCCGGAGCGGTATAGGTGATACTGGCGAAGTTGGCGCCAAAGTTGCTAGGAGAAGCAGTTGCAGTGGCGGCAGCGCCACCAGCAGTGCTGCTGATGGTCATGATGCCGGTGCTGGCGACGTAGGTTTTAACGAAGTAAGCACCAGCAGCAATGGCGTTGGTGGTGGTGGCACCAGCGGGGTAGGCCAGGGTCACGGGGTCGTTGACCTTAAAGCCCAGGTAGGTGCCGACGGTGATGTTGGAACCGGTTGACGGAAATGCACCTGCGGCAAGCGTGGTCACGCTGGTGCCCGCGGGGGTGTAGTAGAGGGCGCCGGAGGTGCCCGAAAGGACGGTGGCCATAGGGAGTACCTAAGTGGTAAAAATGCGGGCACTGCCCGGCTTAGTACAGATTAGCGTTTCTTGGCGATGGCTACTAGGAAAGCACTGCTGCTGTGTAGCTTACCTCCAGGCGCCCCGCAAACAAGGGCGAATCTTCGGTAGCTGAAAAAAGAGGTCCGTTTATCTGCCCCAGGCGAAAATACACCCCTGTAGTGGTTTTTGCGGTGTTGTTGAGTGTTTCTATAGCCGTTAAGGCGGTATTAATTAGGGTTTGATTTCTGGCAGGTCCGCGTCCTTTTTCGCTGAATACACGGATTACAAGTGCTCCACGGACATTGTCTAAACTTGTGGTAAGGGTGGGATCTGTTGTTAAGCCGAAGGTAACGTTTACCTTGACGTGTTCGGTGGTGGCGTTAGTTGGGGTTGCTGTGATGTTGTCGAAGTAGACCGGGACTGGGGGCACCAGTGCGTTGAACGCGGTTAGAAGTGGATTTTCGACCGCGGCGCGGATGGCTTGGTAGTTCATCGTAGTGAGCGTAAGACAGCATCCATTTCAATTTTGACTGCTTTATCCAGTTTTCCTCCGCCGGCGTAGGTGGCTAACCAGTCTTTATCTGCGGTGCTAGAGGAAGAGCTGTTTGAGCTGCCGCCCCCTGTTTGCCAGCGGTAAGAGGGGTTTACGCGACCTTGGGGAACTTCATACTTTTCAAACTTTTGGCGACCTAGTTGCGTAGTCGGGAAGGGAGTAGGGCGGACAAAATTACTTTGCTCCACGTCAGTGGCTTGTCCGGCGTATGTTGAAAAGTTTGATATTCGGAAAACAGTCTTATCCTTAAAAACTTGCTGTGCAGCTAAAACTGCCAATGCCTGTGGTCCAGTAAACGGGGCACTTGTAAAAATAACGGGCCGTGGTTCCCCAGGCTGTCCATCTCCTTTTACGATTTGACCCTGGGGTCCTTGAATTTGCCAAGAGTTGGAAAACCTACCGGTCCAACTAGGTCCTTCCTGCTGAAGTTCTGCCACTACGCGCTGTGCGGCTAGTGTTGGTCCCCCAAGTGTCAACGAGCTGACTACTTTATCTAAATCCGTAGCTATGTCTACGCCGTTCTGGATAAAACCCTTTATACGCTTAAAACCTCGTGCCATTACTGGGGCCTCGCAATGATGGTGTGGAGGATGGGGGAGTCGCCGCGGTAGCTGGTGATGTTGACGATTTTGGCCTCGCGGGTGACGCCGGCTTGGGTGTACTGGATGCGGTCGGCTTCGGTGGGGTAGTACGTGCCAAGCTCGCTGGCGCTCATGATGATTTTGATGTCGGTGGACTGGTAGAGGCCTTCGGATTCACGGGAACTGATGGGGGAGATCAGGCCTTTGGCGGTGACGTTCGTGTCGGCTCCAGTGATGTTGCCCGTGGTGGGGTCGTAGGTGCGGGGGGTGGCGGTTTTGATGAACGTGATGGATTGGCCCCAGTCCGCGATGAGGGATGGGGGGATGGAGGCGAAGGTGTCGTCGATCAGGCCCATGTCAGCCTCGGAATAGACGGACGGGGTAGTTGGCGGCCCCGCCCATGCAGTAGGGGCCGAGGTAGGACTGGAGCCAGGGGTAGACGTCGAAGACGTTGTTGATGACGCCGCTGGTTTGTGAAGTTTTGTTGTATTTGACGCGGAGGTCGCCGAGTTCGACTTCGTCGTAAATGCCTGTTGTGCCGGTGGTGCCGGTGATGGCGTCGGTGTCGTTGGCGAGGGCCCGGGCCAGCTCGTAGGTGGCGGTTTTAATCGGGTCCGGGATCAGGGTGCAGGCGAGGTCGATGCCGTCGACCGTGTAGTCCTCGCGGGGCCACTTCAGGGCTTGCGTGGTGGTGCAGCGGTCGCCGTAGAAGCTCAGGCCGTCGATCCAGCGGGTGGCGGAGATTAGGGAGCGGTTCTTTTGGTCGTCGGTCTTGTTGGTCCAGGTGGAGGAGTCGGGGACCGTCTCGAAGTAGGCGTTGGCAGCCGCGAGCGTCACGTACGAGTTGGCGTTGGCGCCAGACAAGGTTGCGTCGATGGCGGCAGGCACGGTCAGTACAGTCTTTGTCTGAGTCTAGCCTCGGTTGTGAGTTTTCTTTGTTTCTTGGGTTGACTCAAGATGGAGGCGTGGTAAACGGTTGCTCCAGTCATTTCGAGGTCGGCGACGCGCTCTAAGTGGGCTCCGTGGGGGACGTCTTCGTGCCAGAGGCGGTTATCCTGTGATATGTAAAGGCGAACTGTTGCCATGCCCGCTCGTAAAACTGCCGAGGCCAGCCTAGAGGCCAAGACGGATAAGGTTTCGTCGTTCCTACCTGGGGATGAGATTCGAACTCTGGATGTTGTAGTGCCGGAGGCCCGGAGACTGCACGAGGAAGATGGCCTGACGGTGCCGGAGATTTCGGCAAAGTTGCAGGTCAGTTATGACGTGCTGAACCAGGTGTTTTTGCAGTCGTACAAGATGGCGATCGACACCGTGGAATTGTTCGAGAGACAGGAAAAGAAGAGGATTGAAGGAGAATGAGCACAAAGAAAAGGCCCCCGAGTTGGGGGCCTTTTTGATGTCTACACCTGGGATCAGGAGTAGGCGGTGGTGTCGAAGGGGGTGTTGACCAGCAGGCGGCAGACAGGAACCATTTTGGTGGTAGCGAAGACCAGGTTCCAGCTGGCGGTGGCGGCCAGGTTGCCCGAGGTGGCTGCGTTGGTGGGGTTGTCGCCGTTGGCGGCCCACTTGGTGCCGGTGATGTGGTAACCGTAGTGGTAGTCCACAGCCAGAACATCCTGCATGGAGAGGATGTTGCGGTCGGCAGCCAGACGCAGGTCCTGTTGGATGCCTTCGGACACGACGCCCGAGGCGAACAGGTAGACCGGGTACTTAACCACGTGGGTGGCAGTGCCGCCGGTCAGGTTGGTCAGCTGGTCGTCGATGACGACGCGCAGGCCAGCGAAGAAAGCAACTTCGGGTTGGCTGATGCCAACACCACCGCCACCCCAGGTGATGGAACCACCGGTGGACAGGGCCGAGGTGCTGAAGGTCAGCATCCCAACCTGCTGGAGGTAGTGGGCCACGTTGGAGTGCATGGCAATGGCGTCCAGCTCGTCGCTGCGCTCGCCCAGCTTGGCCTTGGCGGCAACCACGTTGGCAACGTTCAGGAAGTTGGCCTCGGTCATGGAACCAGGGACACCAGCGAACGATTTGTCGGTCTGGTTGGGGCCGAGGACGCCGGCGCCGCTGATGCCGCCGAACAGACCCAGCAGTTGGGCTGCCAGGGTGGCGGTCTTCAGCTTGTTGATGGAGGCGGTCAGCTGGTTGCGGACGTGGGCCAGGGGGTCGGCGCCCGAGCCGAGCTTGCTGAGATCATCTGCGGCGTAGGCAAAGCCACGGTGCAGGATGGTCATGATTTGCTCGTCGGCGGTCACGTTC